ATACAAGAAAGAGCTTCAGGAGAAAGCTGAGGAGCTTGAAGCGATGCGTCGTAGCAAGCGAGATTTTTCTGGCCGTAAGGCTGGTGATCTTAAAGCTCATGCTAAAGATCTTCTTAACGCTCATATTCTTGGTAAGATCACTCGTAAGGGTTGGGATACCTCTTATGGTCAAGAAATTCTTGAAAAGGCTGAAATCACTTATGATGCTACCACATCTGCTGGTATCGACGTAAGCGTTTCTTCTGCTTTTGAAGAAGAAGTACGTCAAGAGCAGAAGATTGCTCCATTGTTCCGTGAAATTAACGTAACATCTGGTGCGACTGTACTGCCTTTGGCCCCTGAAACTGAGGCTGCTAACTGGAGCTCTGCTGGTGCAGAAACTGCAGCTAACAACCTGGAAGAAGCAGGTGCTTCAGACAACAACTACAACGTAGGTCGTGTTGTTCTTCAGGCGCATAGATTGATTTCAAGCACGTTCATCTCGAATGATACTGACGAGCAAATCGTTGTATCAATTCTTCCGATGATTACTTCCGCACTTGCACGTGCACACGCTGTTGCTATCGATAAGGCTATCCTTGTTGGTAACTCTGGCGGGTTTGCTACTGGTCTTGTTGGTGCTTCCGGTACTGATGATACTAATGGTTTTGCAACTGCATCAGCTCAGACTGCACTTGATGCTTCTGGTGCTGGCGAAGTAACTCCTGCTAACCTTCTTGCAATGCGTAAGGAAATGGGTAAGTATGGCTTGAATCCTGCTGACGTAGCGTACATCGTACCTACAGATGCTTACTACGAGCTGATTGATGCTACAGGTTTTACCGATGTAAATGAAGTTGGTAACGATCTGGCAGCAAAGATCACTGGTGTAATGGGTTCAGTATTTGGTTCTCCAGTAGTTGCTACTGATCAGCTGGCTTATAACCTAGCCTCTGCTGGTTCTCCAACTACTACTGCAGCTCTGGCTGTAAATATGAGAAACTATGTGATTCCACGTCTGCGCGGTGTAACAATCGAAACAGACTACATCACTAAGGAACAGCGTAACGTAATCGTTGCTGCTCAGTCTCTGGGCTTTAACGAATTGTTCGCGAACTCTGGTTCAAACGTTCCTTCAGTACGTTGGGCATACGCCTAATAGCTAACTAGCTATGGATCTTAGGGGGAGGCTTCTCCCCCTAAGTTTTTACTAATTTACTTATGGCTAATTTAATCACGTTAGAAGAATATAAAACTGCTGAAGGTATTCAATCTCCCAAAGAGGATTTGCGTATCGAGGCTTTAATCCCATCTGTGAGTCAATTAGTAAAAACTTATTGTGGCAATAGTCTTGTAGACTATTATTCTACTGAAAAAACAGAATACATAAATGTAAACTATGAGACTCATATAGTACAACTTACTGAGAGTCCTGTAAATAGTATTACTTCTGTAGAAGAGCGAGCTTCATATAATGAAAGCTATACTACTCTTACTACTGGTAGTTATGATTATTATTTAGACAGTGCTACAGATTCTTTATACAGAACAAGTGGTAGTGGGCACTACAGAAACTGGCATCGTGGCCCCGGCTCTGTAAAAGTGGTATATACCGCAGGGTATTCAGCAGTGCCTTCAGATTTAAAACTTGCAGTATACGACTTAACTACATACTATTTAAGAGACGAACATAAACAAAGACAAACTCTTGCAGGTGCTACTATACAAAATCAAGGTAGCACAAGTATGAGAAATAATCCAGCATTTCCAGATCACATTAAACGTGTGTTGGATCTATATAAAACTTATTAATGAGTAGCAGTGGTTTAGCTAGAATGACAAAAAGAGTTCTCAACAGACTTGAAGCTGTTGATATGCGCTCTAAAGTTCAAGACTATGAAGGTCAATTATTTATTTGGGATAGGCAAGCTTTTATAAATGCAATGTCTGCAGAGACCACGCCAGAGAATGTGGAAAAATTAGTAAAAATCTGGCAAAAAAACTTAAAAAGCCAAGATGCTAGACAGATGCGAATAAAAGCATTTAAAAATAGATTACTAAAAGCCAAAGAATATATAAAAACTGCAAAAGTAGAAAACTACTCTAAAACTACTCATGAAGTTTATGCAGTTTTTAATTATGAAACTGTACAAAGAATAAAAAGAGAAGTAGGTGCTGAGTTTTCGAAACTAACAGGAAAAGATGCAAAGATAGTAACAGGAAGACTAGATAAAGGAGATTTAGTAGAGGATCTCTCAGGCACTCAAATAGGTCATGGAGAGTTTGGCTCTGCAGTTAGTACAACAAAAGTTTTTTCTGCAGAATCTGTAATGAAAACAAAGACTTCTTTGTCTAAATACTCAGATAAAGAAGCTTACAAGAATATAGAAAAGTCAATTGAAAATTATAAAAGAACGCTGGGAATATCTTTAGAAACAGACCATTATCAAGAAGTAACAGCTAGAGGAAAGTTAACAAAAGTATATACTCCTATTTTATCGTCTCAGGATGCTAAAGATAATTTAAAAGATGCTATAGGAGAAAAAGAAGCATTAAAAGCACTTATAGCTTCTGTACGAGAAGAATATAAATTTATAGCAGAACAAGAAGGTTCGGAAACTTTAGTAGAAGCCATTGGATCTGTTACTGCTTATAATCTATCAAAAGGTAAAAATGTTACTTCTAAGGGAAAAGTAAAAGCTAAACCAATAGTAAAATCTTCTACTAAATCTCGGAAAGAAAAAGGCAAGGTAAAAGTTTCAGAAAAGTTAAAAGTAGCTTCAGGAGCAGGAGCTACAAGATCTAAAAGAAGAGGAGGAAGAAGTAAGCGATCTTCTTTTAACTTAACAACTTTTTTAGGTATATTAAACCAGCAGCTGCCTAATGTAGTTGCAAAAAATATGAGGAGTCCGGCACTAAACTATAGAACAGGACGTTTTGCTTCAGGAGTAAGAGCAACAGATATTAGCAAAACGCCGCAAGGATTTCCTAGTATTGGATATACATACCAATTATATCCATACCAGACATTTGAGCCTGGGTATGCTCAAGGAGACCCAGAAAGAGACCCTCGAAAATTAATTGATCGCTCTATAAGAGAGATTATGGCACAGTACGCAATAGGAAGATTTTATACAAGGAGACAATAATGGCTGTAAGAGATTATACTACACGAAGACAGTCAATTATAGGCGCTCTTGTAACAAAACTAAAAGACATAGACGGAACTGGAGCTTATTTAACTAATCTATTTGAAAATGTTCATCCTCGACTAAAATTCTGGGATGAAGTAGAAGAATTTCCTGCTGTTCATATGAATGCAGGTTCTGAAAGTAGAGATTATCAAGGCGGAGGATACAAAGATAGATTTTTATCCGTTACGATAAGATGTTATGTAAATGAAGAAGATGCAGTAGAAGCTTTAGACAAGTTACTAGAAGATGTAGAAACAGCTTTAGAAAGTAATTCTACACTAACTTATTATGATAGAACAGGTACGAAGCAGTCTACTCACCAAATCACAATTGTCAGCATAGATACTGACGAAGGTGTACTTGAACCCTACGGGGTCGGAGAGATCCTCATAGAGGTTCGATATTAGAAAATGCTGGCAGGAACAAATGTTCACGTCCAAGCCTTTTCAAGAAACTAGGAGATAATAATGGCTGAAAGATTATATTTTTCACGCGACACGAAAGTTTTCATTGAATTCGATAGTGTCATCTGGGAAATGCCTGTACTCGATGGTTTTAGTTTCTCTCAAGCAACTAATTCCACTGAGATTACTCTTGCCGAAATGGAAAGCACAGCAGGTGTTAGCCGAAGGGGTCGTCGTGCATTTAATGACTCTCTTGCACCAGCAGAGTGGAGTTTTTCAACTTATGTGCGTCCCTATATTTCAGCAGGCTCAGGAAGCGGAGCAGCAGATGATCAAACCCATCATCATGCAGTAGAAGAAGTATTGTGGGCACTTATGGCAGGTGCAGACAATTATGACGGTACAACTGACTATGATTTTGATAAGGGTGGAACTTCTGTAACTACTCACGATGGCACAGATTTAGATATAGACTTTGATCAATCAAATGCAAGTACTCTATCAACTTTTACCCTTTACTTTGTATTAGGGGATACGAATAGAAAAGTCTACAAGATGGCTTCTTGTGTTGTAAATGAAGCATCTATTGACTTTGATATTGATGGTCTTGCTACAATTAACTGGACCGGTTTTGGTTCAGAGATTACAGATGTGTCAGGCTCTACTATTGAAGATACTGTACAGCCTACAGATGGTGATACTACAAATGACGGTACTGCTATAGCTGTAGGAGATGTATGGTTAGATTCAAATGATAGCTATCGTTTGTATAAACTTACTAACGTAGGAGCGGGTACAGAGGCATCTACTTCAGCAGTATACGAAGATACAGGTGCAACAGACAATTTTATTAGAAATCGTCTTACTGTACTTACAGTAGTTCCAACGAGCCAAGACCCGGACTCAGACGGTACTGATGAACTTGAAGCTTCTTACAATCTGACTCTGACTGGTGGAACAATTAATATTACTAACAATATTACTTATATTACTCCAGAAGAGCTTGGTAAAGTAAATATTCCTTTTGGTCATGTAACAGGTACTCGTACTGTAAATGGTAATTTTACTTGCTACTTGAATCGTACAGATTGGGCAGATTCGAGTTCGGATGAATCAGCAAATTTCTGGGAAGATATGAAGTCTATCGACAATGTTGTAACTAACTCTTTTGCACTTACCTTTAAGGTAGGCGGAGCAAGTTCAACTCCTCGATTAGAAATGGCAATGGCTACAGCTCACTTGCAGATTCCAGAGCATAGCATTGAAGACGTAATCTCTTTGGATACTACTTTTGAGGCACTGCCTTCAACAATTAGTGAAACTGACGAAGTTACAGTCAAGTATGTGGGAGCAACATAAAAAATAGTTCTTGACATTTATGGTGTTTTGAATTATACTATAAAGAACGTGGGGAGGTCTCGGCCTCCCTACTTTTTTAACCGAAAAGAAGGATTTTTTGAATGACAGAAGCAGCAGTAAAAAAGGAACCAGTATCGCTCGCGAGTCTTATGACTCCAAGCAAAACAGTAACTATAGACTTTCCAGGGTATAATGGGCTAACTGTTGATTTGTGTTATCTTGGAAGAGATGAACTGGTAAAACTTCGGAAAAAGTGCGTAACAACAAAATTTAATAAAAGAACTCGTCA